CTGTCGTGAATTGTGATTGTCGGATAATCACTCGGAACATTATCCTTATTCGATTTACTGTCAGTACCGATGCCGTTATCACAACCGGTAAGAATTAAGGCTAAAAACAATATTAAGATTAGTTTTTTCATTTTATCATTTATGTTTAAGTTGCGATTGTAGGATCCGCAGGCATCGAAAAAGACAGATTCAAACCGCCCGTTCCCGCGAAATGCCCGCCGTTTGCATTTACTGTTTCAACGCCGTCAACGTCCTGCATGATTTCCCATCCGGATGAAACAATCGTCGATCCGGCAAGTATTATCTTCTTACCAGCCGGCTGAAATATCCGCCCGCTTCCGGACAGCTCACAGCTGTTGAATGTGATGTTCTTATAAGCGTAGATATCGACGTTAGCGAACTTCGTGCCTATATAAGTCCTGTCACTGGTTATATCCTCACCGCCCATGTAGATAGTCATATTCGCCATGATTAAATTTTTTGACGTCGATGCGCCGGTACTCCCGAGTATCATATTAACATGTTTCCCGTATCCGATTAAGTGAACGTAATTGACTAACGACGAATGGCTCAGCGTGATGAACTTTGAAACCCCGCCCGTACCTTTAATCAAGCAAGCGCATTGTTTACTTTCTCCGGGATCAGTAAAAGACGCTATACCTGCAGCAATCGTTTTATAAACTTTATGCGGCTGCTCCGTTCCGTCCGGAATAATAACGACAACGTTGCTCGATTCCTGAAACGGAGTGAAACTTATTCCGTTAATCGCCTCAAGCATCTGGAGCAGTGTAGGCGGCTCATTCTCAGCGACGGCTTCATTGCCGAGGTATATCCTTCCTGTAAAAGACTTATTCCCGCCAACATTCTGATCTCCGGAAGTTTTTACATAATCATCTAACTGGCTGAATATTACGAAGTCTGTCGAAGCAGCTGCTGCAGCTCCGTTTGATATTTTTTTCCCGTTAGCATCGATGTACGTTCCGTCTTTTCGCATATAGACTGAATCCTTATCGCCGACTGACTGAACGCCATACCAGTTTTGAACGACGTTTCGAATATACAACCGGACCGGTCTGTAAGAAAAATTCACACCCCATAACACGTAACAACCTAATCCGAGATGAGGGCTCAATGCTGTGTAGTCGTAAACCGTTGCCGCGTTATCCGGATCCCTGAGCGTAACATCGGCTTTCACCAGATCCGTTATCGGATTTCCGCTGCCGTCTGTAAGTTTATTTAATAGTACTTCCATTTTGTTAAATTATGATGTTTGTAAAACTCCTGAAGCCGTCGGCATAGTATAACCGAAGTATTGAACTTCATTCGGGTTAATCCACTGCAGATCCTTTTCGAGTTCGAGCGTTTCAAATATTAGAACGAGTCCTTTATTCCCGCGCGCGTTCGCTCCGCCTCGTTTAATGCCGAGTTTCAGGCTTTCATTCATAAATGCAACCTTGTAATGCCGGTATTCATAATCAGAGCGCGGAATGATTTCAATTATGTATAGCTCATCAGCCATGCTGTAATTATGAATCTTTTCAATTTTTTTACTATTGGTAGCATCCGAGCCGCTTGCATATGAAAGCGTGAAACGTCTGTAAAAACCGAGCTGTCTTATTTTCCTTTTGTAATTGAATAAACTCTTCGTTCGCCGCGCATAAACAGCCTCTTCGATGAGACCGTCTTTGTCGCAAAGTCTCAATGATATTTTTTCAATAAAATTGTAATTGATATCGAAGATCCTAAACGCCGGACTTTTGTAGCCGTTAATATATTTTATTGTGTCGCTCATATACTTCGTGAGATTTTCAAAGTTGTACTATATTCTGATTCATCGAGTTTGCAACTGAGTATCTTCCAGAAACTATTATTGTAATAAGGATTCGATGAATTAATATAGATCTGGTTAGGAACTCCTTTGTAATATCCGCTCAGTAATGAATCTATTTCAATCTCAACTATATCACGGTTTTTCCCGGATAAGATTGATTTATGATTGTTGTAAAAAATTGACGTCTGGCTGTACCCATCAAAATTATATTGCATCGCGCCGAAACTGTTAAGCGTAAAGAACATACTTCCGATACATCCGCGGAATAATACATCTGAATCACTGTCCCCGATATCGTTAGCCTCGTAAATTGCTTTTGTAGCCATATCGCATACAGTGCCCAGAGAATTCTCACCGCCATCAATAAATAGAATATTTTTACTTCTTAAGTTTTTCCGTTCATTATTTCTGTCGTGCCAATGCGTTTGGTTTAAGTATGATATTTCACCCCAGTCTAAATAGTCGTTATCGTTCGTAACCGCATTTTTATAGATATACTTTACGCCCGGAGGCTGCGGATGAAGTTCGTACCAGTTGCCCTTGTCAACGACGGAGCCGAAAAAGTTACCTTTGTTTGAAACCGTAATGTTATCCGATATGATTTTTATCGGGTTGCCCTGAGAGGCGTAAAGATTGCCTGTCTTGATGTACCCGTCTTGAATTACTATGTACTCAATCCCGCTCTTTTCGTATTCCTGCAGATTAACTATATTAACGCCTTCATCCTCGAGCGTTACGGAGTGTATTGAGTTAACAAGCGGGACCTTGTCGCGTATTTCAAGTATTGTTTTTCCGGTCAAATAGTCATTGTAAATTATCGGATCCCATCCCAGAACAGCGCAGGCTTTGAAAAATAAATCGTAATATGACATGCTATCCTGGGCGGCTTTATAATAACCGTGTTTCAAATACCAGAACTCATTACCCGCCCTGAAGAAATGCGGCTTATGATTCACGTACCATATCAAGCGCGTTGAATCGATGACTTCGAACTCCGAATTATTGTTGAATAACAGCTGCTTAAAAAAATTCGTAAGCGTTGTATATTTGTAATTTCCGCCGATTGGAGCGATACGGTCAAATGTAATGTTATCCTGACAGGTTTGCTTTTGCAGATATTCAAGGAAATTCTGTGATAACGAAAATGCTTTAGCTGATACTTCATGCGAATCGTTCCCGGCAAACTGAGCGAATCGGATATCATCGCCGGTAATTGTTCCGAAAAAAGTTTGAACATTATTCTCATCAAAAATCCACACGTACCATATTGTTCTTTTTTTATTCGGGTCTATAGATTCAATGTCGAAAAAGTCCTTCGTAGCTTCTTCGAATACGAGATCGACTTCACCGCATTTCATTATCGTTTCATTCGTGTAGCCGGTAATGATATCAGGTTTATCGAATTGAGTAGGGGATTTATTAATAAGATAATCCGACAGGTCCCGGCTCTCGATGAGCGTCTTGCCGTCGATCAGATTAAAGAAATTTACGTCCGCGATATTCGTATCCGGATCGAATAAATACTTTTTCACTATTATTTTAGCCCGTATTTCCAAACGTAGATTTCCTTCTGTATTTGTAATAATCGTTCAAATTTCCGTCAAAAAATTTTATTGCCTTCGCTTTCTCAACTTCAGATTCAACAATGACAGCGATGTTCGGACTTCCCGCCGGCCTGGCCAGGCCGCGCCCGACCATTCCGCTAACCAGACCGCTTAAATTCGTAGAACGCCCTAAAATGCTACCCCCGCCTGACGCGCCTCCCGTGATGCCGCCGGTAACGATACTTGTTATGCTTCCAATAATACTGCTGACGCTGTTCGCTGTTTGAAGAATGGCGACAATCGTATCGATGTAACTTACAGCCCTGTCAAATCCCGAGAGCATTTTACCGACGAACGTGTCCGTGCCTATATTCAAAGACTGCATTAACCCGGATATACTTGTTTTTATCGAGCCGAATATTTCATTTGTCTGGGACATTAAAAGCAGCGCGAATGCGCGATTACCGAAAAAGAGTTCCGATATTCCTTTTTGCTGAAACGCCGGTGTGCCGCTTGTTTGAGTATATGGCGACGGCGTTCCCGAAGTGTCCGGGAGAATTCCCGCATTTTGATTTATCTGACGTCCGAGGATTAAGGATGAACGTTCCCGGACCAGGTCATTGTTAGCCTTCAGGTAATCGTTTTCATCAGCCATTGACTTAACAAGATTCTTATGCGCTTCAAGTTCGGAAATCTTGACATCAAATATTTCAGCAGTGAGCGTACCTTTTAGTTTAAGGTTTTCTATCTCAATATTTATCTGCTCGATGATTTTCTGAATCGTCAGCACCTCTTCATTGTCGTTACCTCCGCGCCCGCTTTTTCCTTCCTTGCTGAGCGTACCGCCTTTAGCCTCTTTGTACGTTGACGTTCCGGACATCGCCTCCTTATTTGGAATCTCGATATCAACTCCCGGGACTTTGTTCAGCAATCCGAGCATACCGCGAATTTTCTCATTTACGAAGTCAATCGCTGCAGCTATTGAGCCGAACAATTCCATACCGGGAGCCTGTGAGGTTACTTGAATAACGCTCATAAGCATATCCTTGAACTCATACCCTTTTTTAACTAATCCGGTAAACATATCCCAGAGTTTACCGAGCATATTCCACAATGAAGTTGTCGGACTTACTAATATTCCGAGTATATCATTCAAACCGATAAGCCCCCCTGAGACTTCCGGGAGCGTAGCTTGAAGTTTATCGAAAATTTTTAAGGCAGGTTCTAATCCCTGAGCAATTAATAATCCTATCCTTGCTTTTGAGTTCTCCCACGTAGTGTTTGTATTAGCAACTTCGTCATCCAGACCTTTTTGCTTTGTTTGAATATTACCGAGCGTTTCACCGTATATGTTTAGGAATGCATTTGTACGAATTGTTTGCTGAGCTTCCTCATCCAGAGCATTAAATAGTTCTTTTGTACCGCCCGCCAGTCGATATGTTTCCTGTTCGAGTTTTTTCGCGTCAACCGCTAATTGCTCAAAGCCTTTAGTTTTACCGCTTTCAAAATACCTCAAAACTCTTTGCATACTCTCATCCATAGTGCTGCCAAAATCATCAGCGTTGCGTTCGGCAAAGTCGAGTATCTGAGCAACCTGATTAATGTTATAACCGAGCGCAAGATACCTGTTTGCAAACTTCATAATCGCTTCATCCGTCATATTCCCGGATGCGGCTGTCCTTAATAACTCTAAATTTTGTCGTGCTAAATCCGCGCCTCCTGAAAATCTTTCAAAAGCAGTTTGTACTGTCAAAAGATTCCCGCCGAGTTTAAGCATCTCACCGCCGAGCTGAACGATCCTGCTTGTAACAGCCCATACGCCTGCAGCAACAACCGTGAGATTTTCTCCCCATTCCATCATTTGGAATTTTGACGCTTTGACCTGTCCGTCTAATCCTTGAAATTCACGTTTTAACTCTCTTTGAGTTTGAGTAAGAACGCCGGCTTTAGTTTGTAATTCGATGTAAGCCTGTGAGCCGCGCTGTCCAGACGAGACTAATTTATCCATCTCGACTGCTGTCGAGCGGAGCATATCTTTCAGCTCTGTAAGACCTTTATTCTCGATCTCTTGTTTAATCCGTATTATCAGGTCTTCGTTAGGCATTTATCCCAAGTCTTTTAATGTTTGAAATGTATTGCTGCACGTTAAAAAGAGCCTCACGATTGAGTTTAAAAAAATCATACGCGATTATACCGCTTACCATATGACCTTTGCTGAAATATCCTTTGCTGCCCCGCGTCCAGTGCAGAGCCTGAGCGGTTTTCGGCGCTACAAAATGCGCTTTAGTTCCATAATGCAGATAACCGAAAATCTTTTTCTTATCCTCTGACGGAAATACAATCGATTCATTATCAGATATTATTTGTGATTGAACTGCAGGTACGAGGCTATTCCATTTATGCCGGCGCGCAAAACTTTGAATATCTTTTACAACAATGTTTGTGATGCGCTGAATGTTATTTTTCTTCAGGTTGCCGAGGACGTTTTCGTATTTGCGTACGAAGTACTTCCCGAGGTCCCGCCCGGAGCCTTTGAAGTCGCTTGATTCAATATTTAAAGTGAAATTGAAACTCATTCGGTATTGTCGCTCTTTTTACCTTCCGGCTTACTTGAAAGCCACTGAATATAATTTTTGTACTTTTTGTAGTTACATGACCTCACGTAATCAATGATATCGCATTTACAGACAACGTCCTCCAATTTCAGCGGATCATACCCGGCAAGTTCCCAGGCGATACTGTCCCAGATAAACTCTTCCGGGAAGGGGACATCTACATTTTTCCCATCGTCGATTTCAAACTCACTGAATATCTCGTTTTCGTTTTCGATTTTTTCCGCAGTGAGTTTACTCTCATAAAAAAATTGTTACTAACCTCTTCGACAAAACTATCATAGGCAAGAATCTTTTCGTCGGTGTCCGGATTATGATTAATCTTATCGAGGTCACCGTCGAGTGCGATTTCAAACAGACGCTTGATGTTATCAGGATTATTAAACCAGATCTCTTCAGCTGCTTCCATGTTCGCATTAAACGCATTTAGAGCATCGATGAATGCAAGGACTGACACGCTCGTTCCTTTACTTTTACCGCTTAGTCGTTCCTGAATCGATTTAAGTAATTCATCAAACTCTTTATACCTGCCTTCATTAAGCAGAGCCTGAGCGTTTTCCGCAAGCGTGTCAAGATCGCCGTCTGAATATTTACCAACTTCTTTCGACAACGTCTCGAGGTCCTTCATAGCCTCCGGAATTACTTCGAGCAGTCTTGCTTTTGACGATGCTGTAAAATCCATTGCAAAATTTACAACGTCCGTTTGATATGCTTCACCCTGACTACGGTATAGCAACGAGGGATTTTTCAGCCGAAACTGTAATCCCTCGTATTCAAACACGGTTTTGAGTTTAGGCTTTTCCGGCATCGTTTTTCGATTTTTCAGTTACGAGTTCGAATTTGATTTCCGCTTTCTTCCATTCGGTAACAATCGATTCCGGGACTTCAAGTGTTGTACCTGCCGCGTGTTTTACCTGGACGGGTTTATCCGCAGTGAAGTCCTTAGCGCATATTACCGGTTCGCCTAATACGACTTTTATCAATGTTTCTTTTGCCATTTCAAAAAGAATTTAAAGTTTATAAAAAGTTACGCTGTCTCAACAGGAGCAAAATATCCGCCCGCAGCGCATACAAACGCCGCTGGTAATGCTTTTGCCCAGGTCGGGACGGTCGCAGGTGTAACAGCCGCGTCATTGTAAAGATATTTCATCTTTATGACCGGCTTTCTCGTACCGGAAACAGAGGAATAACTTCTGGCGATGCGAACAATCGGAATGAATATTTCTAATTCCTTGTTATCCTTGCCTTTTCCTCTGTGCATTATTACCGCAAAGTACTTACCCTGCACTTCGTCCTTCAGGAATTTCATTGTGTTAGCATCATCCTGAGCGGATGTTATTTGCAGATCTCCTTTAAAGGGACCGTCTTCGCCGTCTGTTTCCGAGCCGTCCTCGAGTTCGTCAGTTTCAAGAGCCTGGTCGAAACCAATTTCCGAACTCTTACGGTACACGCCATCATGCCAAGTATCTGCTGACGTTAGATCCGTTCCGTCGGCGTTAACGCGCTTATACGCCCAGTTGAGCGCGCCCTTTTTTCTAATCGCTGTCAGACTCTTCGCAAGATCAACCGTTGCAAATAGAACTAAAGGCAGCCCGATATATGACTTAAGGAAAATGCATGCGCCTATGATGGCCAGTAAGATTCCGAGTTTAAATAAATTTTGTTTGTTCATTTTCTACTTTGTATTAAAAGTTTATAAACCATCGGCGATTCCTTCCAGATAGTCTATTTTAAAAATTACAATTAGAGAGCCTGTATTTTTTTCGAAGTCGAGGAATGGCTCAACACCTTCGTATTCCCACGCTTCGACACCGCTAACAGTATGCAGATCGAGAAACTCAGTCATCTTTGAATCTTGCAAAATAAACCGCTTCAGATCTCTTATCCATTTTTCATATTCATCGACAAGATTCTCTGATTGGAAGTGGACACCGATGTAAGCATCGCACTTGTTATTAATCGCGCCCCCGCTTTCATCGGATTCAAGGAATTTCTCACCGCCTATACCGTAGAATGCTGAAGGAAAATCATTAACCTGGTTAAGCGATGAATAGCCTTTTTTAATATTTGCAGCAAGCAGAGTATTCGCGTATTTATTTACGGTTGTAAGTTTCGGCAGATCCGTTCCTAATTGTGCGATAATATTTTCCCTTACACTGTTCATAATGACGGCTTAACATGGTTTGAAATTCTTGCTTTCCAATCGAGTTCTTTAAATGTAAACGACTGTGTTGCTTGTGAACCCACATTCTCGTTAGCCACTCCAAGCCTGCCTTTACCGGCAGGGGAGTTATAGAAATTGATCGTTGCTATTTCTGTTATTACTTCCGATATGATGTTCGGTACGTTGTTTACAACGAAATTCTTTGCAGTAATCGCCGCTGATGTGTTTGCCTTCAGTGTCAAGCTCGTATCGCTACCGACAGAATCCACAATCAAAACCTGATTATCACATATGATATTATCGCCTGCTTTTAGCTCAGCGACGAAGGCAGTGGTAACGCCCGTAACTTCTTTACTTGCAATCAACGCACTTATTGTACCGGTCCCGGTAAATGACTTATATCCGGCTGTGTAAGTTATTCTGTGTAATACACCGAGCTCGAATGTCGAACTGTCTTTGAAAAAGACTTTGCTGTTATCAAACAGGATGCCCGTTATAACCTGGTCGGCATATTCACCGTTTACGAGTTTTTCAAGTTTCGTAATTGCTGATATCGGATTGTGTTTGAGAAATACTCTTGTTTCGTTATCCGGGTAAAAAGATTCCTCGTAGTCGATTGATTCAAACAGATTATTGCAATAATCCTCGACTTCACTTTGCGCAGCTCTTAAAAATCTTGACAACAACGTGTCTAACTCCGTTGATGTAATTTTTAAATACGCTTTATATTCTGATAACGATACAATCATTTCCTCTTATTAAAATGTTTAATACGCTTTCCCGCCCCAGTATCTTATGGCTTCCGTTCCTGAAATTGTCCAGGTAGTTGCCGGAATCGTTTTACCAGGAGTTGTCGAATAAACATATACAGGGAGCAGCATTACCTTACCGCCGATGTACCCGTACAGTTTATGCGTTGAATCGACCGCGCCGTAATAAACGAGTTTTACGCTGTCAATTCTCGATACAACATTCGGAGGTAAAGCAACTTTGATTATATGAAATCCGGTTCCTGTGCTCGGCAATACATTAAGGTATATTTCATTATACCCATCATTCAGGAATACCTTTCCCGTCTGAGTAACAGCATTCAACGTTAACGTATCCTGAACTATGTCCGAGTATGTCGACAGGTACTGCGCATTCGCCTGCTGAGGGATTGTAATTCCAATGAGCACGGCTATTGCGAGCAATGCGATTAAAAGTTTATGGAACTTCATTTTATTTAAACCTTTCTTTAATAGTTTTCAAAAAACTTTTTTTAAAGGCGGACCTATTCAGCCCGCCCGATAATCATTCCTTTCCCAGAACTACGCGGCTTTGACTTTGTATGCTGCTATTGCCGTCGGGAACGTGTACTTAATATCGTGTGACGCTCCGAAATTCAGAGCAATCATTCCCTGCTGGAACAAATTGTAAGTGCTTCCGCCGTCAACGATTGTCGCGTCTTTCGAGAAGTCAAGAGTAAATCCCTGCCTCATACCGAACGCCATGTTCGACAGATCACCGAAGAAGAGCGCTTTCGTTCCGGCAGTCGCTGTCGCAGGCGTTAACGCCATATCAGTTAACTCGACCGGGAATCCTTCAATCTTCTGTGCAATTCTGTCAGCATCGCTAAGAATGTACTTAGCGCTTGCGCCGGTACCGGTTTTGAGTTTCTTAATCAACGCCCACATTAAGCGGTGCATATAGAACTTGCTCGACAGTAGATCGGTAGCCGGAGGCGTTGCGATAACATCATAAAGTTGATCGTACGAAAAATCCGTGAGAATACTCGTTCCGCTCATTTCGACGTCAGTCGTTCCGCTTGCCCCGAGTAACCCGATAATTTCAGGACTTACAACACCGGTATAGCCTGCTGTTTCGACCGCGTTTGCGTATGCCTTTGCTGCAAGCATTGTGATGTAAGCCTGTAAATCGAAGGCTTCATCCTCAAGAAGTTGTTTCGAAAACACAACGATAAAACCGCCGTCTTTTCTCGAAAGCAGGACCTGTCCGAGCGTTGCTCCGGATACTGCCCTTGCTGTCGCTTCGCCGTCGTAGGAGAATGTCGGGTTTGATGCAGTCTTGAGTAACTTCAAGGTTTTACTGTTCATCTTGTAAATCTGAGCGTTCCTTAAGATCGTGCTGAACGTAGCAGTCTTATCAAGAATCTGATTATACAATTCGACCGGTACGGCATACGCGCCAGAAGCGTCTGTCGTCTCATTCATATAGCCGTTGCGGAATTCTTCCGGGAGTGCTCTTCCGTTAACCAATGATTTGATACCGTTGCGGAGCATCTTGTTAAATTCCTTTTTGTCGGCGTCCTGTACCCGCGCGCCGTTATTGCGAAACAGTCCTTCTAAACCGTCTGCCTTGTCTTTGACGTTTCGGATTTCCGTTTCGAACTTATGTGTAAGTTCTGTAATTTTGGTATCGACTGCTGTATTAACCATGTTCTTAACTTCATCCGGCTCGATACCGTTTTTCTTTACTTCCGGGATTGCCGGCTTTTCATCCGCATTATCCGGTTCGCCTGCCACGCCCGCGCCTGCAAGCGCAATGAACATTGTACCGCTGAACATTCCAAGACCCGCGTCCAGTGCAAAGCACAACGCCGTCAGGAAGAGGAATATTCCGAGTTTAAAAAGTTTGTTCGTTTTCATTCGTGTTACGAATCTTTAGTTTATAAAAATTATTCTCACTAATTGCCCCAGCATAAGCCTGCAATCCCTATGAGTTTATTAATTTGAATTTCAGTTTATCGATGTCGGCTGTGTTTTTATTCAACTGAATTACAATTTCCGTTACCTTTTCGACAGCCTCGTTTTTAAGTTTGTTGTACTCGGCTGCTTTGACATAATCACCCTCGACAAATGCAGCATTGCTGATGCTCACCATTCCGGCTAATTTATTTTTAATTTCATCGAGTTCGTTCCTGAATAACTCGACGGCGAATGTTTCCGTGAGTTCGTTTTTCAATGCATCCGTTTGTATGCAATCGAACATATTGTTTAAAGCCGCAGCGTTCGCGGGAATAGTTACCAGAGAATATTCAAACAATTCCCATTTGTTTATTTTCCTGGTGCCGTCAGCGTCGCGCTCAATTTCTGAGAGAGGCATGAAACCGATTGACCAGGCGTTGAGAAAACCGTTTTTACACAGTTCCCATAAATCAGTAGCGAAAGGCAAAGTATGAAACTGGGTTTTCGCAATTACCGCATTACCTTCCAGTTGCCGCCACAGGCTTTTTGCAATCGGAATATCATCTGCAGTATTTGCAAGAATACTGCCGTGCTGCCACAATACAACCGGATTCTTAGCGAAGTTTGCATCAAACATTCCCGCGGGATCAATTACTTGATTGTACCGATTCTTATCGCCTGTTGTAATTTTATGAACAATTGACCTTTCCTTTTCATCTATCTTCAGCGCGTTAAGTTCGTGCGATACAAAATCATTGATTATTGTTCCTTGCGGCACGAATTTATTTGTTAGCAGTTTCATATTATTTTGTATTTTGATTTTCCGTTTTATCTTGATAAAGTTTGTCAGCCCTTGCATCGTCGTATCTGCCGTAGTTCTCAGCTCCGCGAAGTTCGTTTACCGTAATAGAGTTATTCCGCTTTAACATATCGAGAACACGGATCTGCGTTTCCTTATCGTAATGGAATGTATAATCAAATTTCACATATAGCGAAGCATCATATTCACTTTGGATAAAATCATTAAAAGTACTTTCGATAACCAATTCGACGAACGGAATGATTGTATTGTCAATAAACGTTTTTAACCCCGCCGATGCTGAGGCGTAATTCAGGTTTTCAGTCACGCTCATAACGATTTTTGGAATCGTGAGGTGAGCCATGATCCTGTCCATTATAAGTTTTTGTTCCTGTACGCTGTTTGCTTCTTTCGGAGTTGACTGAAGCCGGTTTAATTTCAATCCGCCGAATAGGAATAACGGTCTGAATCTGTTGAATAATCCCGCAAACTTATCGATCCATTTCTCTTCCATTTCCTCTTTGTATTTCGGACTGAAATCTTTTTCCGGTCTATCGGATTCGAGGACTGTGTGCGGTGTAGCATCGTTCGTATAATAATTTTTCAGGTATTGCAATTGCAAATAATCAACATCGATAACGTTTTTCAAAACATCGATTATCCGCTTGCCGATATTCAGATCGACAGGATTCGGATTAAGGAAATGCAGCACGTCGTTATATTCGTAACGGTACATTTTCCCGTTTGCGGTGTAATTGTAATAAGCAATTATACCTAATTCCTGATTGATAACCGGCTTAACGTTTCTCGTTAAAAGCGGAACATACTGTATGACACGCTTGCCATTGTTTCGGAGTTTGAGAATATAACAATTGCCGTATAAGTAAATATTTAAGGTTATGAAATAAATGATATGTTTGAAGTTCTGACCGTAAATATTCTTGGTTTTGTTGAGGCGGAGAAATTCATGTTCAGTTATTTCGGTATCGCCTTTTGTTTTTTCGCTGTATAAATACAAATTAGCCTTTGCACATACTTGAGCAATTTTATCGATACAGGAATAAGCAAAAGAATAAAGTTCGGCGTTCGGAATAGCGCGATTAGTAGCGATGTCTCTAAGTAGTTTCCCGACGTTTGATTCGTCGATTTGACCGCTTGCAAGCTCCGAGAATGAAACCGCGTTCTTACGATATTTGTTATTTTTCTTTTTCAGTCCAAACATAAATAAAGGGAAAAACAAAAAGGCGGACTCACAAACACTGTATTCAGTTGGTTTGTAAATCCGCCTCTTGTTAAGTCAGCGAATACCTGACAAAAATCTTATTTTAAGAACACTCTCGGCTGTTAAATACAGCCTTTATGAATGTAAACTATACAAAATATTTTGTTTTGTCAAGTACTGTTTTTTCTTATCCAATACTCGGAAGGTTGCCTTTGTTCAGCGAATGGGTGTAAATGGCGTATCTGGCTGCATCAAGACAATGATCGTTAAACTTAATCGGCTCGTCGATGAGATTACCGTCTTTGTTCTTTTTCCAGCAATAGGTATTAACCTCGTCATTCAAATGCTCGTTATCATAACTGGAATAAATCTTTTGAGCTTTTAAGAAGTCGATTCCATCTTTTACCGATTTGTTTGACGGCATCGCATTATAATCCGCTCTGGATAGTTCTTCGATACGTTGAGGCTCGGCGCTATCGCAATATATTTCAGCATTACTTTTTATTTTAAGTTTTTCAAGTTCTGATATCAGGTCCGAGTTTGTTAATTTTGTTTGGTATAGTTTCTCCCGGAGATAGTAATCACCATCCTTTATGTTTATTTCAATTAGCACAGACGGGTTGTTGTAACCGAAATCCAGACCGTAAATTGTTTCATCAAAAGTCTCCGGGAATGCGTCAAGTTTTTGAAATGGTACATATATCAGATCTAACTTTACTCCCCATTCTCCCATAGTCCAGACCTTGTACAGATCAGGATTCTTTTCCTTGAGAGATTCAAGCATGTTGATGTAATCCGCGTCCGTGAATTTATTGTCTTTGTATGTTGACCGTACTGTTATTGCATCCTCCAATTTTACTTTGTTCAGCCAGTGCAAATGATTAATCGGGTTGTACGTAAGAATTCCTTGCTTATAATTCGGAAGATTGCCGCGCATAACTGCATCGACATTTCGAAAATCCTCTTCGGATAATTCAGTCGCCTCTTCGATCCAAAACCCTGTAATACCTTGCATCGACTTTAATTTCTCGGGATCATCGAGACCCGCGCATATAAATCCGTTTCCATTGACACACCGGATTTCATTCTCGTAGAATTTGAAGTAACCGGAAAGGTTGTAATGATAAATATATTCTTTCAGCAGTTTCAACTGACTGCCTTTGATTGTTTTGTGTACTTTCCGCACTAACAGAAATAAATGCTTTCGTTCATATAGCGTTCTCGTAATGAGCTTCTGACCGGCAAAGACAGATTTCCCGGACGAGCGCCCGCCGTAAAGATTTACATACCTGCCTTTAAATTCCATAGCAGATTTATATATTGAGTTAATTTCTAAGAGGCTCACACGTATCTTATTTTTATATCAAGTGGTTTGTCTTGCGTTATTTCGGTTTCCTGTTTATCCTTCCATTCATCGGACTTACGATTCTTCAGCCATATGAATTGAGCGGCGACGTCTCCGGGTATATGCTTCTTGATTCGCTTCACGCTTTTAACCTTTGTTTTCTTTTCTTTCCCTGTTGCTGCCGGCGCGTACTCGATTTGCTCCTCGACAACTTCATAACCCTCAGCGCGTTTATAGAGCGCATTAACGATTTTCGTGTCCGCTTTTACCTTCGCCCTTTTTATGGTCTCCGAAAATTCGGGATGCTTTTTACAGTACGTGTAAAATGTATCTTCGGAAATATCGAGCGTTTCGCATATATCTTTGTTCGTATTGCCTGTTTTAGCCATTGTCAATATTTCTTCCCTGTACTCTACAAATAGCCAATCCTTGCTTTTCGCGCCTCGTTTGTTTGTTTTTTTAACTGTCTTTTTAGGTTTCGCTTTCATCCGATAACGTCCTTATGCGATTTGAAATAAATATCCATCAGATCTTTGAATGAATACATCCGAACGCTTTTCTCCATTACACTATCCTGAGCGATTGATTTAAACGGTGTTACGCCGAAACCCTTTTTTAACATCCCCGGTGACGGTATCGCATTCTCCGGATCATACTTCAGATGATTGAGATTATACGTGTTCACAATAAAGCCGGGAAGATTCTCTATTCCGCAGCAACTGAGACTATCACCGAGGCTCCTTAGCCTGTTTTCCGCGCCGTAAACCTTGATGCCGTGTTCGTTGTAAACTTTTTTTATTGCAAGAAAATCGCTTTTAATACGCCCGTAAGGAATAACGAAATCCCCGAAATGTTTTACGGTCCCGGTTGTCTTGCTTTTCGTTTTCAATCCTTCAATGGTTATCCCGTATACTCCGCTGTCTTGATATTTTTTCGCCAGTTTGATAATATCATCTTTCAGCTTTGGAATATACGGCTGGGCACGAATGATTAAACGCTTGCTGTTTTTCGAAAGAACATCGAGCATCTTAAGCCTATCATCAAATTTAATGTGCTCATATTTGTCATACTGCTTTGAGAGCATGCTGATTTGAACGACTGCATTACACTGACGAAGCAACTCGACACATCTCGGCTCCGCTAATAATTTTCCTTTTGTGCTGATGATAAAAGGATAACCTGTATCAGCAAAGATTTTAAGCAGCTGAAAACTGCCTCCGATTTTTCGCTCGAGCGGTTGAAAAGGATCGCTCATGCCTCCCCAGTGTAGCGGGATAGGGAAGTCGAAAGCCTCGGTTTCCTGAGAACGTTCCCCGCGGATAAAAGCGCTCACGCTTTTACTCACGTCAAGTGCTTTAATCCTCGTAATATCTGTTTTGAACTGAGCGAAACAATACCGGCATCCATGAGAGCAGCCGACGTAATTATCAAGCCGGACCGGTACGTCGCATAGTGTTACCTGACTACCTGCCTTTAACAATTTTGATAATCCTTTCCGTTAGTTGATCCTTGCCGTTTTTCTTCAGCCAGGCTTCAAATTCTTTTTTCACTGTTTTTTTGAACACAAATGTCATTGAGAAATACTCACTTCCGCCTTTAATCACCGAAACAAAGTCCTCCGGGATATCGATGTCTTCATAAAATCCCGCTTTAAACTCTTCGATATTGACCTCAGGAATGCTTATTTCGAGCTCCAGAGCGTTTAAGTCAAGGAAATTCTTATTCAGGTACTCATAAAGTCCCTCTTCGGATATCTTCGCGTAAATGGAGCTGTAAATCAAAACAAGTTTAGCCGCATCCTTCCGGGTTTTACACTCGATAAAGTCAGCGCGGAGCCTCCCCGGGATATAATCACCTTCCTTTAGCAGTTCCTTCAAGACTTTGATTCTGTGAAATCCGTCAAGACAATACAGATTATTACCGTTTTGCCAGACCTTGAAAGATTCAACGAACTGATTTGTCAGTATTGAATTTTTTAGTTTTTCGTATGCTTCTTTTGTGAGTTCCTTGAAGTTATCAGCCTGAATAAATTTGAGTTTCTTCCACTCAACGTCTTCTGATTTTATAATTCTGTTTTGAATTTTCATATTCGTTTAATAAAAAAGGCAATAGCAGGAAACTCCTGAACTATTGCCTCAAATTCTTTGTTAGCGTTAGTTTAAAAAATTGCTTATGTTAAGAACGATTAATTCCAGTTAACTCTTTGATACTCGGCCAGTGTTTGCAAGGCGATTACTTTGGATTCGCGTATATTGACGAAAACCGCGAAGATAGAACAGAATAATTTCGCCGCCTGCACTATTGCTTTCTTCTCTTCATCAGAATACATATAACCGCCGGCATACCAATTTTTATTATCATTCATAATACAAATGTATTTTAATTATTTATCTTTTTCAAGAGCAACGTTCTTTTTGTGACGTTTCGGGTTTCTCAGCATATCCATAGCGCGAACATCCTGAATATCCCCATCGGCGATTATTATCTCGATTCGACCGTGTCCGGTGTCCCGAATAATATTCTCAATTTTCGAGAGTGCTCGCAAAACAGCCCACTCGAATTTTTTCTCAATCATTATTTGCGTTGTTTCTTTCGCTTCACTCATACTTCATAAAAATTAATTTCGCTGTGAATTTATCGTTAATGTAATCCACTTTGTGAATTAGATACAAGACCGTCTTGTCTTTCACTTTCATTCGTATTATCTCTTCAGGCTTAAGACCTCTGCCGATGCCCTTAGCCGTCGTATAAAGTAAATACTCGTCTTTTTCGATTCTCCATGATTCGGTTTGCTCGGTAAAATCATGGCTAACAATCAACTTTGATGTTGTCATTTGTCTTGTATTTTTAATTAGTCTGTGTTTGTACTTCCCGAACTCGACGCCGTCAGCGCGTACCGTTAAATCCTTTTCGAGTTTCGCGCGCCACAAATAATATGTCTGTTCGTAGCTGCTCATGCAGACCTTAACAGATAAATTACGATTATCAGCGTACAGATAACCACGACACTCAAGGCGTACAAAATATTGAATCGCTTATTATTCAGCCATCGCTTAACGAATCCTTTTTTCTCAAGGTTTCTGTATATCGTTCGTTTAAACTTTCTTGTAGTACTCATATTGTTTTGTTAGTAATTATAATTCGTAAAAACTAAGCCCATAGGCGTTTCGCTAATTGCAACTTTTTTCCAATTTCATTGACGGCTTTCTTTGCATAAGTCAACGAAAAAGAATGACTGCGTTTCATAGTGCCGTTCTTTAACCCTTCGTGTTGAATTTGTGCTTTTGCAAGTTCGTGTTCGTAATAATCTATGCTATCCGGCATTGATAGGTTTATTGTGTCCGCTTTATCCGCCCAGTAATCGGCACGACTTTCATAATCCTTAGCCTTATTATTGTATTCTACTGACTTTGACATATTGTTCTGTGCCTGCTCGATAATTCTCCGGTGTCGCTTTTCGCTATGATGCCCTACCTTGATAGGCTCACCCAGGCTCAAGAAATCACTATCTTTATTTGATGCGTTGTAATAAGCATCGCTTTTCTTTTCCGCGTTCAACGAGGCGTTTGTGAGTTTATCCGCTCGACGCTTCGCCCACTCCTGAACGTTAAACCCGTCAGCGCGTACAACGGAGTAAAAATAAAACCCGTCTTTCTGCGTAATGAGATTGAACACGATACATTCGTTTTCTTTGCCGTACTTTGTTGTTACCAGGATTGATTCTCCCTTTTCGTGTCTTTCGGGACACTTAGCAAGAAAAACATTCGGTACAAATTTACTGTATGTGTTCATGCCCTTTTCCTTTCCTGACCTCCCGGACGCGCTGGGAAACAACAGGTTTTTGTTTTTATGAGCGCGCCCGAAAAAGTCATAAATAATTTTATAAACTCTTTATTTTAACGGCGGAATCACAATAAGAATCCGGTTATTTAAACGTTCCATCGGTTTCGTACTAACGTCTTTCTCTACCTGCATATCTGAAGCCTCAAGTATTCCTCTTATGAAATTATCACTTACCCATCTTTCCGTAACAGATCCATGAAGAAACATCCCCGTATGCGGAGACGGGTTTTCAATCGTAATAATAGTTCTATCGCCTTGCGTACTTTCGGTTATTAGTTGTTTGCCGGTAATATTTTCCCAGTCCGAAGTATTTTCAATAACTACTGGACTGCACTGAAACGCGCTGGCTCCGTTGGGGTAAAAGACGTTATACCTCAGTCCACTATCGTCTTTTTTTGCGGTACATCCACTTTGTTTGTGTTTATATGTTATTTGTTTTTTCATGATACTAATTTAGCAGGTTAATAATTTTGTGAATGTTGCCGGATTCGCTTCCGCTATTTCGAATAAGGTTTTATCGTCCGTGTATGAATACATATACGGAAGGAAAACCTCTTCCGGCTTTGCCTGGTCGATCTGAATCATGCTGATATTGATGTGAACCCAGTCGAGAAGAATCTTCCATGCGGTACGTTCGGCCTGTTCCCGGATCATCTTCTTTTTTGCGTCGACATCACGGCAGCGATGAAACGATATACCTTTAAGCATACGGTTGTAAACCATATCAATTTTAGCCGGCAATTTGAATGATATCGGAACGTTATTCACCGGTATCTGAAAGACAAAGCCGTCTGTGATTTTATCCTTATAACTCTTTGATATGTGCGTAGCGCCCGCTGATACAAGTAGTATTTCAATTTTTTCTATGCTTCTCGAAGCCGGGATTGTCGATGTATAGTTTTTTAAATTCATGATACTAATTTATTTAAAAATAATTTTATTCTTGATTAATCCGCTATATCAAACGCTAACTGCATTAACAAATCCGTATATCGGGTAAATATCTTATCAAACATTTTTCTCATCAGTCCGAAATCCTCACCTTTTGCCCACAGCGCGTAAATTTTCTTCGGGCAGACACCCACATAATTAGAAGCATATGCCATACCGCATTCTGCAGCAGCGTCTTTACCTGCGGGACTTAAGTAAATAAAGATATCGCATTTAATTGCTGATGTTGTATCGTAATCAAATGACTGTCCAGATTCATCTGAATTAACCCACTCTTCAAATTCCATTTTCTTTGTTACGTGATTATGGTTTTCTCCGAAATTGTTTCTTACCCATGAATAAACCGTAAAGCCCTTTTCTTCAAGTATCGTCGTCAGCAATTCAACCGCGTGTTGATTCTTCCAGGACGACGCTATATAAACTGATTTCATGCGGGAATTCCTTTCACCGCGTTCTTTACGTCTTCGCGGTATTTAGTTTCGATTAAATTTATTAATACATATTTCAACCCCGTATAGTCAAACCCCTTAACATCCGGTAAATGGCTAATAATGCTTTGCGCTGCATCATCAAAAGGATTGTATTTGTTGAACCGCTCTGGATGCGTAATCATTGCTTTTACGTTTGATTCAACTTTCGATATAGCTAGTTCGCGCAGGTCCGGCGGTCCGGGTTTATGCGCGTACTCGACAATTTCATCATTCCACGAATGATTATTCAGGAATGTTTCAGGATTTTTCCGGTACTTCTTATCCGGTGTCGCTTTGATGTATGCAGGAATGTAATCCATAATCGCTTTCCGGTCTTCATCCGAGAGTTTATTCCACTTCTTTTCGAGCTTTGTTTTGTCGCCCACTTTTTTACCGTAAGAATCCCAGAAAGAAGAAAACGGAATCACAGTGTTCTTTACTTTCTTTTCCTTTACTTTCTTTTCCTTTATAGCATTGCGGTCGCCATGCGAACGCATTCCATTCGCATTTTTCCAACGTGTATTAGCTGATTCTGACGCCTTTTTACTCTTTTCTTTACGCTTACTTAAACGCTCAAGGGCAGATTCACTATAAAATTCATCACCCTCAATAACAAATAAATCAAACTCAGTTATTACGCGCTTAATCTTGTCGCACTGCGTATGCAATGCGAACGCATAAGATTCGCATTTCGATAATTTCAAATACCCCTCGTTCTCGTACAGCATTTCAACCAAACACCAGTATATACCGACGCCTTCCATCCCTAACGACATGATTAAGTCATTCATTTTTTCATCAGACCGGGCATGATAGTCATGCGAAAAGTAATAAGTTTCTTTAGCCATTGTATACAGTTAATTTACATTTTCCGAGCCTTGCTGTTTTATAATCTCCGGAGACGTCGAATCCGTAAACGCCGTCACGGAGAAAGACGAGCTTACCAGTGAACGCCTCGTTAAAATCAGTAACAACTTTATACCTCGAGCCGATCTTAATCCGGGTTGCACTTTTCATTGCTTCTTGAAACTGGGCGGTAACTGCCGCCCAGTCTACTATTACATTTCGTTTGCTCTTGATTGTGTGCTTCTTTGCCGGTTTGGTTATACCTGTGAGTTTTGAAAAATAATCCGGGTTTACCTTGCCGTATATAGCATAACACTTTTTAGAGCTGCTGATGTTAATCCCGATTTTTCTTAACGACGGTAAATCGAAGTGAAGTAACGTCTGGATACTGATGCCGAAATGATTCAGCACGTCCTGCTCGTGAACTGGTTTTTTCGCGGACATGAAGAATTCCACTATCGCAATGCGGCGCGCTATCTTTTTCGGTATTTTAGCCTTCTGATACATTCTCGTCGGGTTTTACTATTTCCATTTGCGATTCGGGATTATCCGGAGCGTCCTGATTGAATAGCGTATAGTCGTCGTCTTCCATTGGAATAACAGCAACCTCAACGCCGGTATCGTTCCGGGTTATAGTCTTTTCATGCATCCGCGGAGTGTGGAATAAGACCGTACATTCGACTTCACGCTCTTCAGATCCGTTACGTATCTTTTCCGTGTATTCGGAAATCGCCTGTTCGTGCGCTGTAATCTTAGCCTTGTAATCGGCTTTTATTGATTTCAGTTCATCTTCGAGTTTGTGAATCTCGATGAATGATTCGGACATCCGCCTGCCGAACGACAGCATCTCTTCCTCGGTGAATTTATATTCGAGACGCAGATCCATAACCTGAGAGCCGACCTGAGTGCTGCTTTCCTTTTTCTCTTCCTGACCGGGACCGTCCCCGGGAACTTCGAGAGCCTTTTCAAGATTCTTTTCCTTGCAGCCGTCGTCAGTAAGTTTCTTGTTAGCTGCTGTGTTCTTAACCTCGACGTAAGAATCACCGGAAGTATGCGTTCCCTCGAGACCGCAGGCGCATTTTACATTTTCGTATGCGGCTTTTTTCTTCGACGTCGTTTCGTTACCGTCAGCGTCGATGTAGGACACGTGCTTAAATTCGTGTATCCCGTCTTTTGTTACTTTGATAGTTTTTTTAGGCATATTTATTTTTTAGAGTTTTGAAATAATGAAATTATTTTTAAGCATTCTTCTTTTGTAGAGCCTCCAACATGGAATTCTTTGCCGAATAATTCATCAAGTTTTTTGTAAACTTCTTTCCTTTTGTATTTTCCTTTTTGCCAATACGGGTCAATTAGTAAGTGTACCTTATGCCGTAACGCCCGCAATTCTTTATTTGCCATCGTTCCCAGTGGCGTTTCTGTATTACAATGACAGCCGACATAAGCGTCGCAAGGCTTACAGAGCCATATCATATATGATTCTCCGTAATTCTTGCCGTATACTTCTTTATTCTCAACCCATACGGCTTTATTTCCACAATAAGGACAGATCATATTTGATTATTTTTTCGCTGATTTCTTCGCCGGCTTGCTCTTAACCGACAGTAATTCTATTTGTTCCTTTTCGATTTTCTTCAAATCGATTTGAAATTCCTTAGTAAGGACTTCTATCGGATCGTCAGAGCTGCCGTCTTCATTCTCATAGAGATAATTTTCATTAATAAATTTCCAGAGTTGAAGTTTCCAATAGAACAGCCATAGATTAACGTAGTCCTTCTCGATTTCATTAACGTATTTCCTGAAGAACTCATCATAATCGATATAACTTGCGTTATGTTTCGCGCCCGGAACTTCCCAGTGATAAAAGTTTTTCAACTTCGATTTTTCATCATGAGATAAATTCTCGATCGCCATTTTGATTAAGATGATAAGAGTTGAGACTTTAACCGGTTTGTTTTCCTGGTTATACAAGGAGCCGATAAAAGAAGCAATGCTTTCAATTGCAACAATACGCGCGTTTTCGGTAGCCAGATATTCGCGCTGTCTTGCCTTTTGTTTTTCGCGTTCCTTTTTTACCTCTTCGGAATTATCCTTACGAAGATCTGAATTGAGTTTTATGTACTTAATCTTTCCCAGATCTTCATTGATTTGATTCGAGTAAGTTTCAACGACAAGCGCCACCCTTGCGCCTTTGTCTGATTTTTTGCACTCGTTATATTTCGTGTAGCCAAGTGCCTCTTTGTTCTCAGGCTGGTAATGAGTGCTAATCAAAACAAACCCGTCCTCACCGTATTTCTTTTTTAACTCTTCCTGCTTTCTCTTTAGATTCGCGTCGATTTTTTCAAGGAAACATTTCGGATTCATACAGACTTTATTCTTTGAATAATCAGGGAACAGTTCCGAAAGATTAGCCGTGTTATGAGGACACTCATTACACGCGCCGGCTTTCGGTAACAGTAACTTATCGTTGATATTAAACGGAGCCTTATTCAGATTCTTGTCGTTATGGCTCGATATCCAGTCCTCAACTCCCGACGGTCTCACGCGCGCGAAATATCCTTCAGGAAATTTGTCAGGGATATTCTTTTTATTTTTTTCCTGCCACTCTAAAAAGAAATCCTTGAAACATTCTGTTTGTCTTTCTGCGGGCAAGCGCAGCAAAGGCTTTACCTGCGGAAATGTCAGGTAATTATTCCTGAAGAGTTTCGCAATGAAGTCGTTCAGGTTCATCAATGAAAGACGCTGATAAACATAGGTTACTGATTTACCTATTTTTTCGGAAATCGTTTTAGCGTCGTATCTCTGTGAAGCAATCAGATTCTTAAATCCCTCAGCCTCGTCGAGCGGATGAATATCCTGGCGCTGCAGGTTTTCTATAATCTGAATTTCGATAACTTCATCATCAGTAAGTTCTTTTACAATGACAGGGATCTCTTTTAACCTTGCCTCTTTTGCAGCCCTGAGCCTGCGGGATCCCGCGACAAGCTCATAACCTTTTTTTACAGCACGGACGACAAGAGGTTGAATTATTCCGTGTGTTTTAATACTTTCGGCAAGTTCTTTCAATGCCGCGTTATCGTAGTTCTTACGCGGGTTTGTCTTCGACTCCTGAACTTCCGTTACTTTAACTGTTTTGAATTGTTCTTTCATGGCGTTGATTTAATTTGAAAAGAAGATTTATGTTTATTAATGAATTGCGAAACCTCTTCGTATGACGATTTATAACTTATTGCTGTATAGCGGAGTACGCGCCAACCATTGAGAACGGCAAGATTATACTTTTCGCAATCCCCGGTAAAACCTCCGATTGTTATATGCCGGCTTTTAGCAGTCGCGTCACCGTTTTTTTGATAAGCGCGGAAATTTAATCCCTCGTATTCGATACCGAGCTTAATATCCGGGAATGCAAAGTCAAACCTGAATTGACGCGGTTTCGCGAAAAAATATTCTGTGCATAATCTATACCCGAACTTTCCGGCAAGCATATGAAGTATTGCGTGTAGTCCGCGCTTTTGTTCCGTGTTTGTGTTTTTTCTTTTGTTCTTTTTCGGGCGCTTCCTTTTCTCACTCGACGCTTCCCGGATCGGGTAATCATGACATAATGCGGCATACTGCTCCGGAGTTAACTGCATGGTTTTACTCATACCGTCCTCCGTATCTGGCTAAGAACCTGTCACGCTTTTCGCCTGAGAAATGAAACCAGACAATGACTTTCTTTCTCAGCCAGGGAATGAAATACTGATAGTAGGCATATACGAAAAAGAAGCCAATATCTTTTATATATTCTTTTATTGAGTTCATGCTCTTGATTTTTAATCCACTTCCCTTTGTTTCTATGAAGGAAAACATGTTAACCCTGTCCGGGAATCTCTCTCGGCACCATACGGGAAGCGGAAATTATTAAAACGGCATATCGTCATCCGCGGTAGTCGGCGGAATTAAAGTGCCCTGTTTATTCGTAATGAGTTTTTCGCCTGTCGGCTTACCGTCAACATCATTGAACGGTTTATCGCTTTTCCCTGCGCCGGTATTTCCGGAATCCTTTTTGTAAGTATCAAGCGCGGTATACCAGACATCGTGTCCGAGTTCGTCTTTCTTCTGAGATTTAAGAATATCAATATTCACAAACCCCTTTTCGTTAACGTGAGCCTTTGCCGATTCGACAAACTTCTCAAGGTGAATCGACACTTTACCGATTTCACCGTATTGCGTGTTTATTACTTTCCCGTAGACTCCTTTAATGAAAATTTTATCTGCCATTATGATTATAGGTTTTTGATTTGTTCGTTAATGTACGTGCTGACTTTATTGAGAAGCGTTTGAACGTTAGCGAGAATCTTTTTCGCCTCTTCGCTCTTGACGTCCGGGAATTTATACTCGAATATTTCAACGGCTAATGATTCGAGTTTCACCTTATCCGGCTGGCGCGCGAGTTTACGCTGCTCCTCTTCCTGCGCTTTTATCCTAGCCGCTTCAATCGCCGCCGCCTTTTTTTCGGCTTCTTCTTTCGCGCGGAGTTCGGCTTCAAGTTTCGCCTGTTTTTCTTTTTCCGCTTTCAGTCTTGCGT